GTAGTGGCTAATGTATTTAAATCCGAAACAATGTCATCAGTAGCAAGCTTGTTTAAGTCAGATACAATATCACTTGTAGCTAGTGTATTAAGATCAGATACAATATCGCTTGTAGCTAAAGTATTTATATCTGAAACAATATCGCTTGTTGCTAATGTATTTAAATCACTAACAACATCACTTGTAGCTAACAAATTTATATCAGTTACAAAATCAGAGGTTATTAAACTAGCTACCCCTGCAACGCTAGTAATATTAGAAGAAATAGCTGCAAGAGTATTCATATCAGATACAGCGTCACTTGTTCCCAATATAGCTAAATCAGCAACAGCAGCAGAAGTACCAAGCCTACCAATTTCAGTAGCCTTACCAGCAACCGTTCCAATGTCAGTCGCATCACCAGCAACAGCAGTCACATTAGATGCTATCCCAGCCACTGTTGAAACACTTGAGCTTACACCAGCAACAGTTGATACGTTTGAATTATTTGCAGCTACAATTGTAATTGCATTTGTTGCTGTTGTTCCATCTTGAATATGAGCAAGCGTTTGAATGTCAGCAGATGCAGTAGATACAGCTTGTACATCGCTAATAGTAGGGCCAGCTTCAACAGCGCCAGAAGATGCATTGAAAGCAAGAGTTTTACCCTTACGGTTATCAACTGTAGGAAGAACTAAAGAAGCAGCTACATCAAAATCTGTAAGCTGAAGCGCTCTACTAACCTGATCCTCAAGGTCAGCAGCAATAGCAACAAAACGATCTAACTCAGTGTTAAGCGATACAATGTTAAATGCGCCAGATGTAGGAAAGTCAGTTGTTCTTTCAAGAGCAATGTCCCTAGTTATAACTACAGTGCTACCACCACTTGCACCAGTAACCGACATAGCAACAGTACCAGTAGAGCCATCTCCACCTGATACAGAGTAATGCGTAGTAATAGTTTTCTTAGTACCATCAATGTACACATTAAGGTCTGCGTCATTAAAAAACTCAAAGGGTACAGCAAAGCTAGTTGTCGTAGCACCTTGGGATACTGAATAAGATATGCGAGGCGAATTGTCAGCAATGTTAATTGTCATAGGTCACTCCTTTAAACGCAACCTACAAACAGAACTAAAATGCATCAACGCACAAAACGTACTTAGTAACGTCCAAATCCTGAAGGTTCATCTATTTCAGTTTCTAACATTCTAGTAAGCTCATTCATCTTACCTTTCCAAAACCACATTCTAGCAAAAGGCAAACTTCTAGCTATTTCTTTAGTACCCTCTCCAACATTGCCAGTAACTAAATCGTGCATACCTCTAATGTAATCATCAGCTATAGAAGGGCCAGCACCAAGAATACCAGTAGCAGCATCTATGTTATCTTTTTGTTGTGGGTATCTAGGTTGTAAAAATCCGTTTGTAATATTAGGGCCACCAAGAGCTAAAGAAGTAGTCATGCCAGTATACATTAAATCAGTATATAACGCCGCTGTTCCTGAGTAATCAAATGATCTAGCAAACTTGTCTTGAAAACTAAGATCAACAAAGTCTGGTGTTTTATAATCAAGCACCATGTAACCCAAGCCCATTGATAATGCGATTCCAACAAACTGATTCTTTAATTGACCATGAGCATGAGCAGCCGTAATTTTATTTACTGCCGCTAAACTATAGCTGTAGAACTGAAATGGTAATCCAAGTAATCCATTCTCTACTCTAGCATAACCTTGATATTTAGAATCTTCTTTCATTCCAAATTGTCTAGCAACTCGCATAGGAATGTAAGCAACCCCATCTGTAATTATAGGTTTATCAGCAGGAGTTCCCATTAAAATTGTATTTGCAACACCAGAAGATAAAGCAGTGCGAAACCTTCTAACAGTATCTTCCTCTACTCTAGGCTGTTTTTTAATCTCAATTACAGCTAAATCATTAATTGCATTTTCGTATGCAGCAACATGAGATTTTTTTCTGCCATCATATTTTTTTATCTTAACACCATCGACAAATAAATCTAAATCCTCTGGTCTATTAAGTGAATGCATGATTTCGTGCATCTTAACAAAAGAAACTAAATCATTTGGAGAGTTTATAATTCCATCTTCTATAGGCTTAACGCCTTCCATTCTGGGATTCTTCCATCCTTCAGCATCCCACATAACATCATGAATATATTCTTCATCTATAGATATTTTCTTTTGTTTATGAGTATAAAATGCTGGTTTATATCTGCCATCAGGCGCGTAAGTATTTGTTGGACCACTTACAATCTCAGCCTTTGTAGAAGGAAACTCTATAGTATCAGACCAAGCTTCAGTGTTAGCAAGATACAAACCAGATTTACCACGCTGCCAAGGCGCACCAGCAATCTTCTTTGCAACTTCAGCATCTATACCATAACGAGCTAGATACTCCATTTCCATACGAGTTGCCTTGCCATCAGTTAATCTTACAGAATAATCAATAAGCGTATGACTTCGCATCATTCCGTCAAAGTCTTTAAATATTCTAGTTATTGGGGCAAGTCCGTTAGCTAAATAAAAGTAATTCTTAGCTCTATCAAATACTGTAGATTTAAGAGGATTATTATTAACATCATCAACAAGGCGCATATGAGAGCTACCTTGCAATATCTCTAATGCCTCACCAGCAATGCGAAGTTCCTTGGCTCCCATTTTTAATTGGCTGTCAGACAAAACATTAAACAACCCACGAAACGTAGGGCCAAGCCCATGCTCCATAAGAATTTTAGCTGGCTCTGTAATTGTAGATATACCAGCCGAACCAAGATAATTTAACTGAGCAAGATCGCGCAGAATTTGAGCAGTTTTAAAGTCAATTGTATTAGTATTTCTAATAACGCTTCCAGCTACACGCTCGTATAAATGACGCATATCTTTCATGTGAGCGTGAGCTTTATCTACAGATATACCAGATTCAAGCATTTCTATTTTTTTAGCATCCATTAATTCATCAATAGTTTTGCCATCAAACTGCCTAGAAAATTCATAACGAGAACCTACGCGAGTTGCATAAGCCTTCATTACTTGAATTGGATTTGTATTTATAAACTTAAGAACACGATCATTGGGTATATCAACAACTCTATGCTTCATGTGCTTTGACTTGCCCATGCCAAAATAGCCAGCGTCAAAGTCAATAGGATCACCATCACCAAGAAGATCATCAGTCATCCTTATAACTCTTGACTGAATATCAACAGGGTCTCTTGATAGCTGTATTTCTTCTATAGAACCATTTTTAGTCTTAGCTATAGTTGCAGGGTTGTCCCTAAACCAATTAAATAAAACTTCTTCAAATTCTTCTCTATTTGCTCTAATTACATCCCTGTCCCAATATCTAGGACGAAAAAGATTCTCTCCTTTAGGCATGGTTTTACCAAGCATAGCTTCATGATGTTTGATTTCTACCTCATGTCTAGCAATAGAAGTCTTTAATGTATCAATGTAATCTGCGCTCTTAGCTTTATCTAACTTTTGTTTAAGAAGAGTTATTTCTTCCTGTCTTTTTAATATGTTTTTTGCGTAGAAAGTATCGTTGCCAATCATACCTTGCTTAGTTAATCTTGTTTCCCATTTATCGTAATAGTTATTAATAATTGACATAGCATTAGATTCAAAATCATCGGCTGGCTTTATACCTTGTATTGCTTTTTGATCTACAGACTCTACCCAATCTTCAAAATCAGAGCGTTTATAAAGATAATCCATAGGATTAGTAACGCCTTGCTTAGTGGAATTTCCCCATATTTTTACTAGCTCATCATAAGATTGTACCCACTCACCTTCTAATAATTTTGCATTTTGAAATACAGATGGCCTTAAGGCCTTACCAGCTTTGTTAGCAGCTAATAAAATACCAGCGTCATTAGCTATTTCTAATGTAGTTAATTTAACACTATCAGGAAGGTCTTTATCTTGTAAAATCCTTTTCATTGGAGTTGTTACAGATTTGTATAACCAAGAATCAGTAAATAAATTAGGTGCTATAGAAAGATCATCAGGATCAATCGCCTTTTGCAACTCTCCTATTTCTATTTCAGCATCTCTTATTGCTACTACTTTTCTAGTATTACCAATCCTAGACAAACCACCGAGCATAGAACCAAATGCAAAAGCAGTACCTACATTAGCAGCTACCTCTCCTTTTGTTGCAAGGGGATCAAATGGATACCTAATTGATTCTTGAGCAGCAACTATAGCGCTAGTGCCAGTACCAACACGCAAAGCAGCACGACCAGCACTTAAACCTCTCGCTAAAGGAAACCCAACCCAATTAATAGGATCAAAAACTTCTGAAAGAAACAAAGAACCAAGACCTGAGTTGTCTAATGTTTCTCTTACATCTAACCTTTTTCTTAAAGACGTAGATAAAGAATCCATATGTTTTTGATTATTAGCACGAAGCAATGAAGTAGTGTATTGCTCTAAATCTTTTGGGATATTATTTACAGCAGCATAACCTTCTTCTGGCTCATAGTCGTAACCAAATTGATTTACCTCTCTAGCATAATCTATTAACGGCATATATCTATGTGAAAGTGTTGCGCTAACAGTTTCGGCAAATGTAGGAGAGTCCGCTGAGAGTTCAGGACTTAATCTATTTTGAATGTCTTGTACTGCAGTAAGGCCATTCTTCATTATCTTAACCTTAGCTGATATTGACTTGCTAATGCAGATGCTTTTGAAAAGTCTTCTGTACTTGTTCTTGATTGTAATTTCTTAAGTTCAGCATCTATATCTTTTTGTCTAATCATATCTCTATAATTATACATAGTGTCTTTATCAAACATAGGCCAATAAGGTTGGCCTTCTCTTACTACAAGAGACCCTTTATCATCTTTAATATCTTCATCAGCTATAAGAACAAGATGCCTTAATTCTCCTGATGATTTTTCTTTATAGTAAGCATAATATTGGTATTCTTGAGTACTGCCATATGGCATTAAATACACTTGAGTTTCTTCTTTAACCTCAGAAACTCCACTTTCAATAGATAAAACTTGATCAGATTTAGGAATTGTCTGACTGCCAAATTGTTTTCTTTGCATTTCTAATGGAGTTAATTCTGGGCCACTTGATTGTCCAAGGGAATATCCATTTGGAAGTTTTAAATTTACTCTTTTAATAAATTCTTGCCTTTCATCAGGATCAGGAAAAACAGCCTTTAAAGACATTCTTGATCTAAAAGGAGTTCCTAAAGGTAAATTAGGATCAACAACATATTCAGATTTTTCATAATGACCATCAACAATATCATCTAATAACTTTATAATGTCTTCTTTATTCCTATTTGTTCTCGCTAAGTATTCAGCTGTTGCATCTAACTCAGATACAATCATAGGATCATTGTCATATTGCTCACCAACAAATTGAGCAGGACTTTTATCACCAAACACAGCTTCATAGTTTATTTGTGCAAGGTCAGTTTTTGTTTTATTTTTTAAATCAAGAATAATTTCACTACCAGTTTTAAACTGACTACCAAGAGCAGTTCTAATTTCATGAGCGTCTTTTAATATTGCGGAATCTTCATTGCTTAAAAGGCTTCCAATCCTATTTACAAATTCTCCTCTTCCATCTGGGTCATTTGAAAGTCTAACAAAATGATTTAAAATAATATCACTACCTTCAATATCAGACGTTCCAGAAGCCACTTGTCTAAAAGCTTCAATCAAATGTTGAGGCATAGTTGTTCTAGCTGCTGCATAAAATTCTTCTGCTTGAGAATCTACACTAAATATATCAATGCCATTTTCTATTATTAACTTAGACATCTCTTCTCTAATAAGTTTATTCTTTTCAGTACCGCTTATACTGCCAAGACCTACAGCTTCCTTTCTAAGCTCTATCTTTAAAGTTTCTTTTTCCAATTTTTCTCTTGTAGAAGTTTCTTCTTGCTTAAGGTCTGACTCTCTACCAGTTAATGCTCTTTGAATTTTTTCTTTATTTTCTTCTGTAATATAACTAAGTATTTCATCAGCGTTTGCTTTAAGTTCTGGGGTTAAACCTAAATCTGTTTTACCATTACTTCTTACATAAGCACCAACTCTATTCATACCTATAGAGTTAATATCAGAAATATTATTTATTAAACCAATAACCTGATTAGTATTTATTTTTGTTAAATACTCATCTTTTTTCGGATTTGATATATTACTGTTAATAACATCTGATTTAAACTTATCTAATCCATCTGGACTAAAGTCACCTTCTCTAAGTGACTTAAAAATAACATTAGAACGAGTCTTAAAATCTTGGTCTAATTCAAATAACTCTAATCTTTCAGCTTGTTCGTTCTTAGAGCCTGAGAGTATAGATTGAACATGAGCCAAATCATCTTCTTTGTTAAAAAATGAAACAGGCATTTCTTGATTTAATGTTGCTACAATAACTTTTTGTTTTCTAGTTAAATTACGAATAACTTTTGGATCATTGCTACCAATAGCGTCTTTAAACGCTTCTATATTTCCATCTAATGCAGCAGCAGCTATTACAGAATTTAAAACAGAACGCCTTTCATCTTTTATTAAGGAATTATATTTATCTTCTGAAATTTGTCCGTCTAAATATTGTGATTTAATTTTTCTCTGATCAACATTACTTTGTTTATGATACTCAGTAATGTATGCATAAAAATCATCATCATTTTTTGCATTGCTTAATTTACTAAATAAGGCAGCAGATGCTCTTGTGTTATCAAAATCATATTCAAACAGTGTTTCTCTTAAATCTCGTTGTACCATCTCAGTTAATTGAGCCGTTTTAACAGCTTCAAGTTTGCTCATGTTAGCAGAGTAAGCTTGTGAATTAGAAAGAATAGACTGCCTAGTTTCATTGGTAATATAAGGTAAAATTCGTTTTACTTGATTAATTAAATCATCGCTAAGAGTAGACATTTCTTTGCCATTAGTTCTAATAGCAAATTTAATAGCATCTCTTTCATCTATAGATGTCGTTTGGTTGTAAAGTTTTTCAATAGAGCCTTTTGCAAAAGCACTCATACTTGATCTAACTACAGAAGGAGTTGATCCAGCTTTAAATAAATTTGAACTTTCAGCATCATTAGATGTTGATTCATTAGCAACAATAATGTCAGAAGCTCTTTCAAAGTTTCCAATTAAACCAGCTTCATATAATGCATTGTCTCTATCTCTAATAACTTCTTGAAGCCTAGCCGCAGTCTTAGCATCCTCTCTACGCTTTCTTTCTGCTTGCATAGCTAGAGTAGTCTTAGAGATATACTCTGAACCCTGAGACATAATGTAGTTAGTATATGCAGTTTCTTTACCATCAACAGAATTAGTCTCAGCCATAGCAGCTAAGTACGCATTCATTTTATCTTCGTATTTTTCTACAGAGTAAGGATCATTCTCATGCTCAATGGCAAGCTGAGTAGCTTTTTCTCTAATCTCAACATCTATTTCTTGTTGGAATCTTTCAGTAATTACACGCTGATAAGCATCTGCTGCATCTCTACCAAAGAATTGCCTCTGCTCTGAAAAGTTTAAAGCCTGTGGTTTTCCTGTCTTTGGGTCAATGGTCATTACATCAGAGACTTGTTGCGCTCTTTCCGCACCAGCTTTTTTAGCTGAACGACTCATTTCACCAAGTGCTATCTTACTAAGTTTATCAACCGAATTGGAAATAGTTTGATACTTTTCCTGTTCGCCAGTGTTTACTCTAAGCACCCCAACAGGCCCAGCGCTTTGATATTGTCGTCTTTCACGAAGAACTGGCATAGTTTAACCTTTTAGATATTATTGTCGGAGTTCATTTTATTTGTAACTTGCTGTGTAATTACTGGACCAGAAGTAGAAGAAGTGCTGGGAACAATAGCTTTAGCAAACTCTGTAAGATTAGAAAGCAAGTTGATACTTCCATTGGCTCTAATTCCAGCAGCAGCATTTTGCCCATAAACATAGGACATACTTGCTTGCGTTCTATATTTAGCTGTTTCTAAATTCTTAGCTGTTTCTATATTAGCAATATCTTTACTAGCAAGTTCTCTATTGTTCTTAAGAAAAGCATCAACAGATCTATCATCTCTTTCTAACTTAGAATAAAAATAAGCTATGTTTTGTGACTCAGCGCGGTTCATTTCTTCTATACGATCGTTTGATTTGGAAATTGCCTGAGATTGCATAAGGAACATATCAGAAGCATACTGCCTAGCTTGTAGCTCACCAGTTTCTTTAGCTGCTTTAGCCGCAGCCACAGAAGCATCGTATTGCTTTTTAGCAAGAGCTAGTTGAGCAGCCTGAACACTTGCCTGAAATGGATCACACATTAGAAAGATACCTCCGCAACAATCCCATTAACTTGTAAAAACAAGGGAGCAGTTTGTGTTATTGTTACTTGTGGATCACGACTATAACCCAATAAGTAAAACTCTTTTTTACCAGTAACAGCAGCCCTAGCTTGGCTCATATCACTATTAACCTTACGCATAATTAACTTCTTATCATTTACAGACACAGACAACGTAGAATTTAAATCTAGAATTACTTTAGATAATGTTCTAGGCTCACCAGTTAAAGGGCCACCAGACAGTGACAAGTCTATAGGGTTTGTCTTAATCTCTACATCAAAGCCAAATCCTACCTGACAGGCTGTAAGAGCGCCATCTACAGCCGATACATCAACTTTACCAGCAGCAACAGTAAACTGACCTAAATAGTCTGTAGCACTTATAACATCAACTACAGCGCCGTTTTCAAAGAAATTAGATACAGTAAATACACCAGCAGAACCAGTATAGTTATTGGCACAGTCTATATTCATGTTAGCATTTAACTCACAAAGAACAAAACTAGGAGTACCAGAACCTAAATCGTATTTGATTACAGCAAACACCCTATTCTCAATGGAGGTAATTGAGTGAAAAGAGCCATCAGTTTCAAAGTTAGTCCAGCCAGCTACACCCTCAACTTTATTAAGATTATATACAGCAATGTCACCAGTAAAATTTTGAACAAAGACAAAAGATTCCGCAGTATTTACCGCGCCACTGATTACACACATTTGAACAGGGTCAGAAATCAAGTGCGAAGAAAGCAATGAAATCGGATCAGCCTTATAAGCTTGCTCACCGTCGTCAAAAATAAACTGGCGAACCATCTTACCACCAACTTGACCAAATATAGTAGCGCCATAAAAAGGCTGAGGTCTAATAAAAGAAGAACCGAATGAAGTCTGACGTTTAATTCTAGCATTAGTTGGAGTTATTGGTTGATTCTGAAATGTAGGAATAAAAAATTCAGAACCAGCAGTAAAGATATGTATATCACGATTAGATACAAAATGCCGTATACTAGCTATCTCTCCAATACTCGCAATAAGCTGTATAGAATCATCATCAGCAGCAGTGCCAAGATCAAAGTTATAATAAAGTCCACTCTTACTAGCCCAAATACTATCTGGCTCTGCAACAGTACCGCCAAACCATAAACGATTTTCGTGAAATCCAACAGCAGCAGGATAGCCTCTTAATGCAGAATAAGATTGCTCATACCAATCTGTAGTAGGGGCATGAGTTACAATCTGAACTATACCTCCACCATCTTCGGAAGCATTGGCAGAGCCACCAGCTACAAAAGTATATCTATTTTCGTCTAAAACCTTTGCAACTGTTTCATTGCCATTAATATTACTTGCTGCAATTCCACCAACAGCAGTTGCATTTCTAATTGTAAACGCATCATTAGCAACCATACCATGACGCAAATGAGTAACTTCTACCGTTGTTGATCCATCTACAGTTCTTAAAGAATTAGCATCAAGAGAAACAAATAGCTCATCAATAACATTTGCAGTCACAGATGTAGCAGATTGCACAGAAGTTATATAAAGCTCAGAATCATGGTAAAGTAAACTCTGGCCTACATGTTTTGAGTTTGCGTAATTGCCACCTGACTGAGAACCAGTAACATCAAAATAAGCACCACTTGTAACAACAGTTATTCCACTACCGCTTGTTGCAGAAGGATTTAAAGTAATTCCTGATCCTTGAAATGAATTGTAAGGCTGATATGTTCTTGCCCCACCAGCTTGCAAACTAAATGTAAATGGCTCTACTTGAAAGCTACTAAGTCCAGTACGAACAAGCTGTTGAGTGGGGAATGTATTATGAGCAAGAAATACAATATCACCACCTTGAGCGTAAGTAATCTCATGTAAATACTCAGCAGTCCAAGGAACAGTAGCGCTATTTACATCAGTAGTTACAGTCGTTGCTAATGCCAATACACCAGTAGTAGGGTTAATAAAGAATACCTCCATCTTACCTTCAGACAAGGCAATTACATACTGCTCGTCATCAGAAAAGATAAAAGGAATAATTCTTACTTGCTGCCTTTTATCTGTGTTTACCGTAACACCAGTAAAGTCATGGATAGCTTGAAAACCACCACGCTTCATAGCACCACCCTCAGACCTGATAAATAAATTTTTTAAACTCTGAGCCGAAGATTGATATATAGCAGAATCCGTTCTTGATATTAAAGACGGACTAATTTCACCATATTGAAAGTTTGTAAGTGCTACTCTAGCTTTTTGCATTAAGTGCGCCTTTGAGTAAGAAACCTAGATGTTGTTAGCTTACGTGTAGTTTGCTGCTGAGAATCAATAGAGCGAGCTTTTGCAGTAAGTTGATTGTATTGAAATTGCATTAACTGAGCCAAGCTTTGATCTCTAGCCAATGCTGTAGATAAAACAATAGCCATTGCATACTCTACAGTAATAGAAAAATAAGAAGGCCAATTAACTTCTTCGGCCCTAAAAGTGTAATCCAATATTAATTCATCTTGAGAAGAGGCATCACAAAATATCTTACTGCCGTATATAGTGTACTCAATTGAATGACCATTAAGAGTAACTGCGTGAGTAAAAAGAAGATCAGAAGGCAGTTGATAAGCAGCATCAAACCTACCAGTAGGCGCATCACTAAGCCTAGCAAGTACAGCTTGATTACTTGCAAAACGCCATCGTGTAGATACTAAATTAGCTCTAGCAATATCTTCATACATATTACCACAAATCAAAGCTTCAGTTGTATCATCGTCAAAAGACGTAATTGGCTCTGCGCCGATCAAGATTAAAGCGCGGCTACATATATCAATCGCGCTATTCGCTGGTGAACTAAGTGCCATGATTTATCCTAAGTAAAGTGGGGGCCGAAGCCCCCAAGTATTTAGTCACTATCTGTTTCTACTATTGCAGTACCATCAGATACATCAACAGCCGAACCATTATTTGAAAGAACAGTAACAAAGCTAGTTGTTGGAGCGTTAGTATCTTTAACAATAATAACGTCACGGACTTTCAACATATTTGCAGCTGAATTAAAATAGTTTGCACTATTTACAGTCGCAATAGTATCAACCGTTGAGTATTGCCAAAGACTACCGTTAGAATCTCCGCTTAATCTGGAGAGTCCACTTGATGCATAAGCCATATTAAAGCCTCCTAGTTATTGTCAAGGACTTCATAGACACCGTTATCATCGATAACGACAGCGCCCATGGACATCATTGAGGTTGCAAGGTGAGAAACTTTCTCGGCTACATAGTTTACTTCAGTGGAAACATCAGAGTTTACACCCATGCCAACAGCAGTTGTATGATAAGCAAAGTTCTTACCACCAGCTACAGCAGACGTTGAGAATATCTTAAATCCTAAGAACTCTTTCATTGTCATACCACCAGCAAAAGGTAAGTTTTG